TTGAAGTTGATGTAACTGATATCGTTGATAAAACTGAACAAGCAAAAGAAGAAGCTTCACAAGCATCCTCTAAAATTGATGACTTATTAGGTAAGTTCTCAGAGTTAGAAGAAAAACTTACAGGTATGGACGCAATCATCAATAAAATGGATGAGTTGGAAAAAGAGGTTATCCAAAGAAACCCTTCACCAACTGAGAAGTTAAGTATGAGGTCTTTGGATTCTTTTCCTTACAGTGTAAAACTAACTGACTTTTGGAATGAGAGAGAAGGTTATGATGCAACTGGTGAAGAAGGAGAGGAAGAAAAAGAGTATGTTTTAACACAACAAGATATTGATGATGAGTATAATGAATCAGACATCAAAAGTAGTTTCAATCCTAAAGAAGAGGAATAAACAACTATAAAATATTGACAGTTAAACGGGCATTGATTATATTAAATCATTGTCCGTTTTTTGTTTTTAGTCGTAATTGACTTTTACAAAAAACGTGATTATATTTGAGTAAATTAAATTATTTTATAAACTAAAAAAAGAGTTAAATGGCGAAAAATGAAATTAATCCGTTAGACGCAATTCTTTCACAATATGAAAAGAATAGCGAGAGAGGGAATGGTAGTAAGCCTAAAGTTTCAAACGAAGAAAGATTGAAGAAGTACTTCACTGAAAAATTGAAAAAAGGTGAAAAGAGTGCTGAGAAGACTTTTAGGATTTTACCATCGAATGACCCTACAAAGTCTCCATTCGTTGAGACTTATTACCATGAGATGAACGTAAATGGTAAGTATGAAAAAATCCATTGCACAAAATTGAATGATGGAGAACCTTGTAAAATCTGTGAAGCAAAAGATGCTTTATACTTAGATGGAAGTAAAAAAGCAAAAGCTTTGGCTTCATCATATACTGCAAGAAAGTATTATGTTGTTAAAGGGATTGACAGAGATAACGAAGACCACGGAGTTAAGTTCTGGAGATTCAAACACAAATACACAGGAGATGGTGTTATGGATAAATTAATTCCTATTCTAAAGAAGAGAGGAAACATTATGGATCCTAGAGAAGGAAGAGACATTGTTATTACAACAACAAGAAACGATAAAGGTTGGAGTGTTGTAACAAACATTATGGCTGAAGATCCTTCAGTACTGACTGACCCTAAGTCTGCAGAGGCAAAAGAGTGGATGGCAAATGAAGAGACATGGAGAGATGTATATTCTGTTAAACCTGTTGAGTTTGTTAATATTGTTGCTGAACAAAAGACACCAGTTTGGGATTCAGAATTAAAGAAGTTTGTCGCAGAAGAAGACAAAGAAGAAAAAGAGACTGCATCATTGGAGGAAGAAATCAACATGATGGAAGGTCTTACTGAAGATGATGAAAACGAATTAGAAGTGGAAGCAGTAGCATTGGATTCTGAGGATGACGATGATGAACTGCCGTTCTAATATTAAAAAATTAAAGAGATATGGCTAAAAAACCATTAAAGAAAAAAACTACTGATTTTTCGTCTATAAGGAAAAAGTTCTCTTCCAGTGATAAGTATAAAGAACAAAAATACTTTGATCTGGGAGAAGCCTTTCAGAAGGCGACTGGTATTCCAGGACCTGCTATGGGACAAATCAATATGTTTTTAGGACATTCAGATACGGGTAAAACCACTGCTATGATACAGGCGGCGGTAGATGCTCAGAAAAAAGGTATTTTACCTGTCTTCATTATAACAGAACAGAAATGGAGTTTTGAACATGCTAAGACAATGGGATTACAAACAGAGTATGTTGAAGAAGTTAATGAAGATACAGGTGAGGTAGAAGCTTATTGGGATGGTTTCTTATTATACAAATTAGGTTTTGATTATATTGAGCAAGCATTCGAATATGTAACTGAAGTATTAAATGCACAGAAGAACGGTGAGATACCACACGACATAGTATTCCTATGGGATTCTATTGGAACAATTCCTTGTGAAATGTCTTTCAATGGAAAAGGTGGTAACCAACACACTGCTAGAATTATCTCAGAGAAATGGGGTATGGGTATGGCACAAAGGATTACATCTTCTAGAAAAGAAAGTAGCCCTTATACCAATACAATGATATTTGTTAATCAGCCTTGGGTTGAATTACCAGATAATCCATTCTCTCAACCAAGAATACAACCAAAAGGAGGGCAATCTATTTATTTATCTTGTTCTTTAGTATTCTTATTTGGTAATCAGAAGAGTTCTGGTGTATCTAAACTATCAGCAACCAACAAAGGTAGAAAGGTAAACTTTGCTATCAGAACAAAAGTTGGTATCCACAAAAACCATATGAATGGTTTGGGATATGCTGATTGTAAGTTACTAGCCACAACACACGGATTTATCGAGGATGACAAAAAGGCGATAGATAACTACAAAGCCGAATATAAAGATTATTGGGCAAATGTTTTTGAAACCACTGCAGAAGCTGTAGATTTTGGTATTGAAGAAGAAGGAGTTATTGAATCGGCTGTTGATTATTCTGATAATTAATATTTCTATTGTTTAACCATTTAATTTATGAGAAGTGGGAAGACCCCTAAAGAATAAAAAAAGATATAAACACACATTATTGGTTGATGGTGATGCACTGATTAAAACAGCGTATCACGGAGCATCTAACCTTTATTATAATGGGGAACATATTGGGGGTCTTTTCCAGTTCTTTTCACTTTTAAGAAAGGTTATTACAGAAAACAGGTTTGATAGAGTTTTTATCTTCTGGGATGGGCAATTCAGTGGTAGATTGAGATATGACATCTACCCAGAATATAAACAGAACAGAGATAAGGACTTCTATAACCAATCTGAACCTAAAGAACCAGAGTTATTTATTCAAAAAGAAAGAGTTAAGTTATACGCTGAAGAACTATTCCTTAGACAATATGAGGATGAAGTTTGTGAAGCAGATGATTGTATTGCTTATTATTGTAATCAGATTAGAGAAGATGAGAAAATAGTTATCCTCACAAACGACAGGGATATGTGCCAGTTGATTGATGAAAGGATTGCTATATATGTTATTAACAAAAGAAAGATAGTCTCTAAGAACAACTATAATGAGTATTTCGATCATCATCAAGAAAACTCTGCACTTATTAAAATTATTACTGGTGATGCAAGTGATAACATTAAAGGAGTGAAAGGTGTAAAGGAGAAAACATTGTTGAAATATTTTCCTGAGTTAGGAGAAAAAAAATTGACTTTAGAGGAAATATTCAATAAGATTGAGACAATACAAAGTGAAAGAAAAAAGAGATTAAAGACATTAGACAATATATTAAATGGTGTAACAGATGGTTCACAAAAAGAAAGATTATTTGAAATTAACGAAAAAATTATTAACCTTAAAAAACCAATTATTACAGAAGAGTGTAAAGAGAATCTAAACACCATTATTGATTCACCAGTAGACCCAGAGGATAGAAACACAAAGAACGTATTAAAGATGATGTTAGAAGATGGATTCGTTATGGCAATACCTGGTGGGAGAGATGGATATATAGAGTATTTGAGACCTTTTCTGAGTATTATTAAAAAAGAAAAAAAGTATTTTAATCAAACAAATTAATTAACAGATTATGAGTAAGAAAAATTATGAAAACCTTCCGTTCGAGTTTTATTTAAGAATTAACGGAAATGAGAGACCGATTGTAGGAAGAAACTTTAATGTTAGAGGATATAACCCAAAGTCATTGAGGTCTTTAGAGATTAAGAATTGTATTGATGAGGTTGTTGGTATGATTGAAGATCAATTCAGAGCAAAAGCTGAAGATTATCTTTACAGATACTACAATCCATTTACAAAACAAACTCCAGAAGACATCGAAGTAAAAGATTTATTTGCGGATGAGGATGTATTCTCTTTTGAGATTAAAGTACATGGAAATGTAGTAGCTCAGAAACAATTCAGCGGAAATTGGTATCCACCAAAAGTGAGATACGATGTAGATATTAGAAAATTAATACCAGGAATTATCTCTAAGATACAAAAAACGTTGAGTAGCAAAAATTTAACAACGGAATACGCGGGAATCACGCTTTAACACATATTTATTAATTACAAAGATTTTCAATTTATGTCAAAAAAAGAGAGTAAGAATTTAGGGTTTTTAGGATATAGTTTTCAGGTAAAGTTGGCTAAACAAGTAATGGAAGATACCAAGTTTTCTGAATCTATTATCGAGATTCTCGATCCACAATACTTTGACAATGAATATCTAAGGTTATTAGTTGCTAGTGTTAAAGATTATCACGAAAAGTATGAAACAATCCCAACCTATGACACACTACAACAAGTGGTGAATAAGGATATTAAGAGGGAAATTGCCAGAGAATCGGCAATTGCAATGATTAAAGAAATACAAGGTAGTGATGATAAAGATTGTATACATATACAAGACACCGCTGTTCAGTTTTGTAAACAACAAGAGTTAAAGAAAGCCACACAAAAAATTCAAAAGATATTAGAATCTGGTGATTTTGATAGGTATGATGAGTGTGAAGAAATAATGAAAGAAGCTCTTTCTGTTGGTTCTGAATCTGATGGTGGTATAGATGTGTTTCACGCTATTGAGGATGTTTTATCTGATGATTTCAGAAAACCAATCCCAACAGGGTTAGTAGGTTTAGATAATCTAATGGACGGTGGATTATCAAAAGGAGAATTAGGGGTTATTCTTGCCCCGTTCGGTGTGGGAAAAACCACGTTGATAACAAGAATGGCAAATACTGCATATAATTTAGGTTATAATGTAGTACAAATATTTTTTGAGGATAACCCAAAAGTTATCCAAAGAAAACATTTCACATGTTGGACTGAGATACCATTAAATGAGCTAACAGAAAAGAAGGATGAAGTTAAAAAGACTATTGAAGGATTCAAAGGTAGAAAAGGAAATCTAATCCTTAAAAAGATGGCTAGTGATGGTACAACAATTCCTAACATTAAACAATATTTAAGAAAACTAATCTCAACGGGTATGAAACCTGATATTGTATTCTTAGATTATATTGATTGTGTTGAAAGCACAAAACAATTTAAGGATGAATATTCTGGTGAAGGTCCAATTATGAGACAGTTTGAGACAATGATTGCGGAGTTAAATATTGTTGGATGGACAGCAGTACAAGGTAATAGAAGTTCCATTGGTGCAAATGTCGTAGAAGCAGATATGATTGGTGGCTCTATTAAGAAAGGACAAATAGGACACTTTATTATGTCAGTTGCTAAGACATTAGAACAAAAAGAGGAAGGTAGAGCAACATTAGCGATACTTAAATCTAGGTTCGGTAAAGATGGGATTATATTTGAAGATATTGTTTTTGATAACGGTTCTTTGAAGATTGACACTGAGGAGACCAGTGACGTTTCATTCTTACAATTCGAAAAAGGTGAAGATAAAAGACGATCAGATATGGTTGTACAAGCTATGGCGAAGAGAGAAGAAAGGATGAAAAAGAAAAAACAATAAAGTTTTATTAATAAATTAAAAATATTATGATGTCAAAAATTAATGTAGTAAAAAGAAACGGTGAGAAGGAGACTGTTAATTATGAAAAGATTAACAGAGTTTTAGAATGGGCAGTTGAGGACATTAACGGAGTTAGTGCTTCTGATGTGGCTATGAATGCTCACCTACAATTATTTGATGGTATCACTACAACTCAAATACATAAAGTATTAATTCAGTCAGCGGCAGATATGATAACTGAGGATACCCCTAATTATCAGTTTGTTGCTAGTAAATTATTAAATTATCTTTTAAGGAAAGAAATCTTCAATACATATAGAAGTTTCCCTAGGTTAAAAGATTTTGTTAAACTAAATGTAGAAAGAGGTGTATATGATGCCGATATTCTTAATCATTATACGGATTATGATTTCGATAAGATTGAAGGGTATATTAAACACGATAGAGATGAGGAATTAACATATGGTGGATTACAACAATTGGTTGATAAGTATCTAATCAAAGATAGAAAAACTGATGTTGTCTATGAAACACCACAATTTATGTATATGTTGATTGCTATGACTTTATTTGCTAAAGGTGGAGACACTAAAGATAGATTAAGAAAGATTAAAACTTTCTATGATTTAATCTCAACACATAAAATCTCTCTCCCTACACCAATTGTTGCGGGAGTAAGAACACCAACAAGACAATACTCTTCTTGTGTGTTAATTGATGTTGATGATGATTTGGATTCTATCTTTAACTCTAACACTGCGGTAGGTAAATATATCTCTAAAAGAGCAGGTATTGGATTAAACTTCCGTTTAAGAGGTATTGGTTCTAAGATTAGAGGTGGAGAAGCGGTACATACTGGTATCATTCCTTTCTTAAAGATGTTTGAAGGTACGGTTAAATCTTGTTCACAAGGTGGTATTAGAGGTGGTGCGGCTACGGCTTACTATCCATTCTGGCACTTAGAGATTGAGGATATTATTGTTTTGAAAAACAACAGAGGAAACGACTTAAACAGAGTTAGAAGAATGGATCACGCAATTCAATTCAGCAGATTATTCTATAAGAGATTTGTTGAGAACAAAGTGATTTCATTATTCTCACCATCAGATGTACCGGGATTATATGAAGCGTTTGGACATAATGATGAGTTTGATGCGTTATATGAGCAGTTTGAGGCTGACACAACAATTCCTAGAAGAGAAATAAATGCTAGAGAGTTGATGGATTTATTGATACAAGAAAGAGTTGAGACAGGAAGAATCTATATTATGAATATAGATAACGCCAACGATCACTCAGCATTTACTGATAAAATCAATATGTCAAACTTATGTACTGAGATTAACTTACCAACAACACCACTATCTCACATTGACGATGGTGATGATACAGATGCTGAAATTGCTCTTTGTGTATTGGCAGCAATAAACTTAGGGACAATTAAAAACTTAGATGAATTAGAGGTTGTATGTGAATATATTGTAAGAGGGTTAGATAGTGTTATTAGTTATCAAGAATATCCTATGGCAGCCGCTAGAAAGATGTTAAAGAGAAGAAGTATCGGTGTTGGTGTAACTAACTTTGCTTATTGGATGGTTAAGAATGGTTTATCATATGATAATCCAGAATCATTAGAGAAAATTGATGAGTTATTTGAGAATATTCAATACTACTTAATCAAAGCTTCTGTTGAATTAGCAAAAGAAGAAGGTCCTTGTGAATGGTTCGATAGAACAAAATATTCTAAAGGATTATTACCAATCGATCATTACAACAAAAATGTAGATAAGATTGTTCATAGAGAATTATCTAAAGATTGGGAAAAATTAAGAAGAGATGTTTTAGAGTTCGGAATGAGAAACTCAACACTTACAGCTCAGATGCCTTGTGAAAGTTCATCAGTTGTTTCATCATCAACAAATGGTATTGAAGCACCTAGAACTTTAATCACAACAAAGAAATCTAAGAGTGGAGCACCACTACCAGTGGTTGTACCAGAAGTGTCAAAGTATAAAAACAAATACCAATTCGCTTGGTCTTTTGACAATAACGCAATGAATAACATTGTATCAGTTATCCAAAAGTATTTCGATCAGGGTATATCAGTAAATCATTACTACGACCCTAGACAATACGAAGGTAATAACTTACCGATATCTGTAGTGGCTAAAGACATTCTAAACTTCTATAAGTTTGGTGGAAAACAAATCTACTACGCTAACTCAAAAGATTACAAATCAGATAAGTTAGAAGATATGGTTAGTACCGACAACCAACAACCAGCAATGGCTGATTTGGGAGATGATTGTGAGTCTGGAGCTTGTGCGATTTGATTTTATGGTAATTTGTAAGTAAATTAGTAAAAAACATAGAAATGAGCGAAACAATAGAAAAATTAGAAGAAAGGTTAGGATTAGAAAAGAGAAGTTTAGTAAACTTAAATCCAGATGTAGATTTCACTAAAGAGCCTGTGTTCTTTGGTGAAAGCTTAAACTTAGAGAGATACGATAAGTTTAGATATCCTGTGTATTTTGAGTTTTTCAAAAAACAACTTAATTCTTATTGGTTACCTGAAGAGGTAGATTTATCGAAAGATAGATTAGATTATAAAGAGATGACTGAGAATGAGAAGTTTATCTTCACATCAAACTTAAAGTATCAGATTCTTTTAGATAGTGTTCAGAGTAGAGGTATTCCTCACTTAACAGAAGACTTATCTAATCCAGAGATTGAAGCTTTTTGTTCAGCGTGGGCAATGTTTGAGACAATTCACTCTTATTCATACACATTCATTATTAAGAATGTATATGCCAATCCTAGTGAAGTATTCGATAACATATTAACTGACGATCAAATTGTTAAGAGAACAGTTTCTGTTACAAAGTATTATGATGATATGATTAATTCTTTGGGAGAAAGTATTGAAGATAGAAGAAAGAAATTATATCTAACTTTAATGTCCATTAACATTTTGGAAGGTATTAGATTCTATGTATCATTTGCTTGTTCTTACGCATTTGCACAAAATGGTAAGATGGAAGGAAACTCTAAGATTATTTCATTAATTAACAAAGATGAGAACCTACACTTAGGATTTACTCAGAAGTTATTGAATGATTTAAGAAAGAGAGAAGATGAAGGTTTCTTAGATGTAGTAAAAGAATGTGAACCAATGGTTATTGAAATGTTTAGAAGTGCAGCACAAGAAGAAATGGATTGGGCAGACTATCTATTCAAAGATGGTTCGATGTTAGGATTAAATGCTGAGATATTAAAAAGATATATGAAGTAT